GGTGAAAATGGTGATGGTGCTACTACTGGTGGTGGCGGTGATGGTGACGAGGGTGACTGTTCAAGTGAAGAGGGTTGTTCATTTACTGTTGGATTAAAACAAGAGCCTAGTGAGGGTTTAGAGGGTTTTTGGAAAACTGAATATGAAGACGGTTTAGAGGGCATTGTTAACGAAAAACTTGAAGAGGTTAAATCTAGCGATTTTTATTCATTTTTAGAAACATTCAACCCGCCTATTTCGGGTGGTGGTAGTCCTAACATGCAAATGTGTTTTGACTTGGGCGCTATGGGTAATTTTGGTTGTCAGGAAATAAAAGTAGACCCTCGCGTATATCCCGCCATTAGAATTTTTATCTTAATAACGGCTGGTTTCCTTTGTCGTAAAATATTATTTGGAGGTTAATCATGGTTAAAGCAATTTTAGATTGGTTCGCTAATCGTTGGAACGACATGATTGATTTCGTGTGGCGTATAGTTCTTTCTCTTTACGATATGCTCAAAGACTTTTTCATGTGGATTATTGAAAGTTTAATGACTATTGGTGTAATCCTTTTGGACTCTGTTGGTTTCTTACTTGATGGTTTAGACATTGCTAAATACTTTACTATGTTGCCGTCTGAAACTTTGTACATGCTTCAAATAACGGGTTTTTCTGAAGCTATGGGTATGATAGTTACTTGCTTAGGTATTAGATTCCTTTTACAGACCATTCCTTTTGTGCGTTGGGGTAGTTAAATGATTCATGGTATTTCGGGTAAGCCAGGTGCGGGTAAAAGTTATGAAGCAGTTGTTTCACATTTACTGCCTATCGTCACTAAGGACAAACGAAAAGTCGTCACTAACCTACCCATAAATATTGATAGGTTTTGCTCTATTTATGGTGATTATTGTCGTGAGTTGATAGAAGTCGTTGATGGCCAGTTCCATAACTATGGTGGTGAACGTCCATTTTCTAAAAAAGACCATTTCTTACAATATGAAGATTGGGTTAATGAGAAAGGTCAAAAGGTATATTTCTTTATTGATGAGTGCCATTTGGCTATGCCTACGCAGGGAACGGAGAAAGAGTTAACCGAATTCTTTAGTATGCATCGTCACTATGGCTTTGACATTATGCTGATTACTCAGAATTTTAGAAAAGTTAACCGTGATATTAAAGATATGATCGTTAATCATTATCGAGCGGTTAAAAAGTCGATGATGGGTCAAGATAATAAATACATTTTGAAGGTTCATGATGGTGCGTCTAGCTCTAATGCTTCAGTGGTTGCTACTCATGAAAGGGAATATCAAAAGAAGTACTTTGCTTTTTATCAATCTCATACTAAAAGTGAAAGTTCAGTAGATGAGGCAACGAGCAATGATATTGCTTTATGGTATAAACATTGGTCCATTAAGCTTAGTGTCGTTTTTTTCTTATTTGCTGCTTTTCTTCTTAGTACCATTTTAGTAAAAGATGAAAAAGTAAAACCACCTAAAAAATCTACTAAGCAGTTTGAACAACTCCACGAACTCGATGAAGACGTGCAGCCCCTTGACCAGTCGAACATTGTTAACGCTAAAAAGCCCAAGTCAGTTAGAGAGGTTGAATATGAAAAGATTGTTTCTGAAAGTAAATCATTTCATCCATTTTATAAAATTGATTTAAGTATTTCTGGTTTTGCTGAATATACAGATTTTGACCGTAGAGCTAGGACTCATTACTTCTCAGCTAGTCAGAACGGACAGCATGTTTTTACGCTTAAAACAGCTGATTTAATGCTTGCGGGTTATGATGTTCAAATCCTTTCAGAGTGTGCAGCTAGAATTCAATATCATGATTATGTTGATTTCATAACGTGTAATGCTCCTACTCAAAGTGTTGCTATTGGTGGTGGTGAACTTGCGGCTAATTAGCTAATAAATCAAATCTTTTAGGAGGGACCCGCGCAAGCGGGAGGTGCCAAAAAGTTTTATTTGTTAGGTAATCCTAATCATTATTACGTTCTTTTTTATGTTTTAGTACCAAAGTTGTTTTACCTGGTTAAACCGGTAAGCTAATTTTGGTACCAATTTATTGTCCAGGCATGCTTACCAGGATAACTTTTTGGTACTAATCGGTTAAAATATCGAGGGCTTGTTGCAATCCTTTTTGCTGTCGCTTTATCGTTTTGATTTCTTCAAGTATCGCCTCTAGCTTTTCCAGCTTCTTTTTTGTTTTCCTTAATTCTTTGGCCACTGAAACATGATTAACGATCGCCTTCTTTGTTGCACCCGCTGCGGTTGCTTCGCTGTAATGTTGCTTAAGCGCTTCAACGAACGCGACGAACTCAGGCTCTGACTCATTAATTTTAATTAGCATGATTAGTTTCCTTTTCATCCGCAGTATTTAGCGTCTTCATTTTGGCCACAATTGCCCGTGTCTCTTCCTTTAGTTCTTCAATCTCTTTTAAAGTGTTAGCGATTTCAGCTTCAATATCATTCATGCTCTAAGTTCCCTGATAGTGTCAATTTAATGTGTACCCGTTTCGTAGAAACATAGGGGTGCGCGCTTAATTTGATGCTAATCAACTAGAGTGATTGAGAACTTTAGTCAAAGAAAAATCTCGGAGTGTCTGAGGTTATTTTTTTAGGATTTATCCGTGAATAAAAAATGTTCTTAGAAACCGTTATTTTTATTGACGAAAGGGTGAATGAAGCTCTTTGGAACTGCTCTTATCTTTTGAGCTTATTCTTTTGGGTTGGGCAGGCTCATAAATGAATTTTTACTCCCGTTTAGTAATACGGGGGTAAAGTTTTTTCGGAGTACCTCTGCAAGCTTTAAGTGCCAAGGCCTACAGTGATTTGTCAGTTTTACGTTTGTTCTTTTTTTTCGGTTAGCGAGTATTGCAAAACACGCAAGTAGTTTCGTTTTTGGCTCTAATATTTGTTAGTGCCAATGTTCCCTTGGTGCGCTTAGTTGACGTAAGGGATTGAAAATATTAATGTCTCCTTAGAGCCGATAAGCGGACATAAGTAGATGACAAGGAGTAAGTCATGAAATATTCTTTTAGGTTTATCAAGATCACCATCATTGCTATCACGGTAGGCAGTATCAGTGCATGTAGTAGCATCGAGAGAATACGCTCTGAAAGCTTGTTTGAGCAATATTGTCATGAAGAAGGCCGCGTCGGCCAGTTTATCTACGAGCGAGTGGCCTTGAGTGAAGAGTTTTTTAGGCCGATACCTACAGATGAAGTGGAGTTACGCCGAATTGACAATAGCTATTATATCAACGGTAATAAATTGCTCATTGATAAAGTGCGTTTTAAACAAAGTTATACCCGTAATTTTTTTGAACACAAAGTACTATCTTCTATAGGGCCTATTTATTCTGTTGAAAGTACCCTAGTGAGAAAGTCCGATGGTAAAGTGCTAAGCAAGGCGGTGAGCTTATTGAATATGCAAGGGAAAACCAGTAAATACATCCCTGCTCAAGGAGTTAGATGTCCAACAGGGCGTGATAATAAAGGGAAAAGCTTTTTTTATGAAAAGCATATGACTTTGATTGAAAATACATTTTATAAGCAATAATCACATCTAAGGGAATAACAATATGGATATTAAAACACTGTTTGAAGTAGCTTTGTTAGCGGAGGCTTAATCCTATTATTGTCTGCTTCGTGGCACAAATCTGTCCTTTTGAGACTGTTTGTTAGCACCTAAAAAACGTCCGCAATGTGGCAGCTACAGCCCTTAGCGTTTTATTATAAAAAATTAATACCCCTATATCCGTTCGCACACAAGACATTAGCCTAACTTCAACGCCTAGCTAATATTTATAAAATTTGTATAAAACAAAAAGTTAACTATATTTTAGTTAGTATGAATCAAGGATGATTATTATGACTAGCGAAGAATTTAAGCGTCTAAGTTATCTATCAGAAAAATCAATTAATGGCGACCCCAGCCATAGTGAGCTTGTTGAACTAAAGAGACTTATAACGATGTGGAACATATCAACAGAATATAATTTGCTTCTAAACTCCTATACTACTAGTTCAAAAGATTAATATTATTGCAAGTTATGTTTCTTAATTAGTTATTCTTCGGCAAATTTATCATGTAGTTTATGTGGAAATAACTGTGTATAAACTTGCCAAAGAATATTCAAATTCCTATGGCCTGTAACTTGTGCCACTTCTTCAATACTATAACCTTTCTCAAATAACCTAGAGGCGCCCTCTCGTCTTAAATCATGATATCTTAAGTCAGTTATACCTAAAGCATTCCTAACACGCTGAAAACCTGCTGTTACAGACGTAGAATTATAAGGAAATATTCTGTCATCAGTTTCTTGCTGCTTTTTCACTATGTCGTATGAACCGGCTAACAACGGTACAATCATATGATTACCCTCTTTCTTCCTTGGGTCTTTTCTGTCTCTTACAATTACTGTTTTGTGTTCGTGATTTAAGTCTTTCCATTCGATTTTACAAACTTCTCCTATTCTCATACAGGTTAGTATTGAAAAATTAAGAATATCAACAAAGGGAATATTACTTCCTTGTTGGTTCTGTCTTTCTGTTAATGCCGCTATCAGTTTTACTAATTCGTTCTCTGTAGGTCTACGTGTTCGTTTTTGGCTTTTCCCTACTAACTTCATTTCAATTAATACGGGAACAGCATCTTCAAAGATTTTCCAATTAGCCGTTACATCGAAAACGGGTAAAGCGATTTTCATTACACTGCGTAAATATGCAACATCATGATAAATTGTCGCGCCACCAGCCCCTGCATCTCTCCGCATTTTACAATGTGCAATCAAGTCACTGCTTTTAAGTTCGTTGGATAATATATTTGCTACTGGACAATCTCTTATCATTTTCACAACGTATTGTTTGGTTCTTCCAGTTGCGGCCCATAAATCAACATCATTAATATAGAGATCTAACAGTTCACCGATTGAAATTACCTTTAGTTGGGTAGTCATACTATTTAGCTCTACTGCTTCTCTTCGGATTTTGCCCCAAGTTTTAGCTAATTCTTTTTTGCTGAATGTTTTAGATTCTCTATGTATAATTACGCCATTCTTTTTTACGCGAATTGTGCAACGGTAGCTAAAGTCTCCGTTTGCTTTTTGGCGTTTATCAATTGTTACAGATGCCAT